TTATTTATTTATTTATTTATTTATTTATTTATTTATTTATTTTTTATTTATTTATTTAATTCAATACATTCCAGATAGACGACCAGCACCAGAAACTTCCGCTCCTCCATGTTTCATAGCACCAACAGCAGAACGAAGGTGAGGAACAGCACTACATACTCTATCCATAAGTTTTCCACCTACAAGACGGCGGTATTCTTCACTTGACGCTGGTTTTTGAAGTTTCGCATCTAATACAGCTTCACGAGTTAGAACACCAGTATATACGGCACTTTGTCCCATTTGTGTAACCATAAAACCACTATTTACAGCAATTACAACCATTTCTGCTTGGACTTCTTCTTCGCTTTGATTGGTTACATTTAGAGTTAGTTGTAGTTGGAAATTACCTAACGAGCCCGGTGCGAGATACGAAGGAAGCGATAAATCCGCTGGGTCAATAACTAATAGAGAACCAGTTGTTGGTTTTAATGATTGAGTGGTGCTTTCTCTTTTCCAAGCACTTCCACTAAATTCACTCCAATTTTGGTTAGAGCAAGATTTGGTGGATAATCTCCATAGGTCTTGTGGTTGGGCGGTAGATAGAAGGCCAGACATATTATTTAGATTAAATGTAGCACTATTAATTTGTAGGAAAGCATCAGCGTCTGTGATTGTTTGTAGGTTCATTTGCTTACGAACGCATACAATAAAGTAATCTGGAAGTTGATTTAGTTGAATGTTATTAGATACAGCATTTACAGAAGCACCAGCACTTAATGGTTGTCCGCTGTTAAATTGCGATGTTACATAGCGTGGGAAATCCATAAATGGGACTACATTTTTAGTTTGTAGGCGGTCTGTATCTTGGGTAGATAGGAATTTTAGTAATACACGAGAGTTTGTAAATAGATTAGACGAAGTGCTTGTAGCAGTTGTGCGACTATCACCAGCAACAACAGAAGTTACAAGAGAATTAGCACTTGATACTAAACGAGGAATTTGACTATCAATAGTAAAGTTGAAAGCCATATTGTTAATACCCAATAGACCTTGTGCGTTATGTTCTGGGGCAGACCAAGTAAAAGGACTTACAAAAATAGGTTCAGTAATAGTAGCACGAATATTTACAATCCAGTATTGACCGCCAGTATAAGTTGCTGGGTCACTTGCTAATACTTCGTCATTAATATACGCCATACCAGTTCCATTATCTCCATAGTGTTCTGCTAAAATTTCAACTGGAAAAGCACCACGAGGTAGTAAATCTACATCATACGAAGCAGTTGAATAATCAGCCATAGGATTATTATTGGTATTAACAGCATCACTATACTTATAATACGCTTGGTCTGGTAGAGAAGGAGCATAACCATTATATTTATATAGAAAACGACTATCATTTAGGCGTAGAAGTTGAGGTAGAACATCTTTTAGATTTACACTTGTAGAAGTGTTATTAATTTGAGCGTTTGCCGTAGTCATATTAGACGAAACTGGAAAAGAACCAAAAGACATAGCTGAACCCCATTTTAAAACATCTTCGCCAGTTACAACTGCTGTAAGTGGAGCAGATGCTGTGCCTATTAGGACTGAAAAACTTATTTGATTTTCAATAAGAGCATCACGACCTACAACAATATTTTCACTTGGAAGTTGAATGCTAAATGTAAGGGAAGAGTTTGATGAGGTTGTGGCTGGAAATGGTTGATAAGTGGTAGAAGCAGCACCACCTTTTACAGCATACGAAATCTCTGGGGTTACATCAGCAATAGTAGCATCTTGAATAAAACGAGTTTTAAAATCAGCGGACATATTATAATATATCAAAAGAAAAAAAAATTATAATATTATATTCTAAACTTTTCGTAAGAAACCAATTTTCATAGAAACTTTACCTCCGCTAATCATTCTAAATGGGATTAATTCACCATTTTTTAATCTATAATAAATATTAATATCTAAATTACTTAATGGTCTATTTCCGTATAAATGTACTCTTCTAAATTCTGCGGTGGGAGAATATGTAATACCACTTCTATATTGTCCGCTTGAAGAAACCATATCTGTAATAATATTTTCACTTGAAGCATTTGTTCCTTTAATTACTGGTATTCCATCAATAAATACAATTGTGTTTGAGGTTTGATTTGTTTGAATAGGCAAAGTATTTGAAGCAAAAACGAGAGAAGCAATTGGACTTATTTGTTCTTGTGTTGAATATTCTTGTTGAATAGTGATTGCTTTATAAATATATTCACTATCATCTGCGATATTATTTGTATAATTTGGTATTACAGATTGAATATTAATGCCCCCTATATCTGCTAAAATAAGTCTGTTATTTCTTCCAAAGGTTACTCCTTCATATCCTAAATAAACACTTTGAAAAGAATTAAATAAATCAAAAAGAGGAGCATTAAAAAAGATTTGTATTTTACGGCTTAATGTTTCACTATATGCTCCTAGTTGTCCTTGAATAATAGCACTTTTACTATTTGCGTCCCAGTAAATAAGAGGAGGATATACAGCATTATCTCCATTATTATCTACATCACCAGTTACAATCATATTTGATGTTCCAATTGCCGTTGCTAAATTATTTAATGCTCCTTGTAATGCTTGATAAACTAAATCGCATAACCAATTATAAGAATAACAATTATAATAACCTTTTGTATTATCTTGTGTTTTAGAGGTTCTATTGCTTGGAGATGCTGGAATTGGTGCTGATTGGTCTTGTGCGACCCAATTTAAAAAAACTTGTTGTGGTTGGTCTGGATAATCTGTATCTACTAATGTAACAGAATAAATTGTTTTATTTATATCTGCTTGGTCTGGTTCAATAGAAGGAATAAATAATGGAACACTACCAGTATCTATTTGAAATCTTAAAATACTTAAATCATATTTTTCTGGTAATTGAATAAATGGACTACTTCTTGTTTCATTTATAGTAAAAATAGGTGGCTCTGTTGTTGTTGATTTAAAATTGGTTTGTAATACATCAAAATATACATAATCTGGTAATACTTCGTTTGCTTGTTGATTTAACCTACTCATTATAATATAGATAAAGATTATTTATATTTTAAAATCTATAAATAGTATAATAATATGTATGAATTAAATGTTGATGAAGAATGGGTTATATTTCAGATATGTTATTACATAAATAAATATTATTTTGGATTAGAATATTAATTACTGGTAGTATTTCCTAAATAATTATATATTATATCTTCTTCTTCTTCACTTTCATCTGGATTTATTTCTTTACAGATTATATCTCTTATGTCTCCATATTTAATTGGCTTCATTAAAAAATGATTATATCCTAAAACAACTCCTTTTAAAGCATCCATAAATCCTTTTGTATATTCTTTCTCATAATCTAAAATATTTAATAAATGATTATTATTCATTATAAATGTTTCTAAATCTTCATCTTCTTCTTCATCATATTCATTAATAATATGTCTATTTATTATTCCAGATAAAGTTTGAAATGTTGTAAATAATTCTTCATAAAATTTATTTATTTTATTATTTAAAATAGTTAATTCTTTTTCTTTTTTAGTTAAATGATCTATTTTTTTTATATATTCACTTTTTTTTTCATTTAATACAATATTTAATATTTTATAGGTTTTATCGTCCATATAATATTGTATTAGATTAATTTTTAATTATTTTAATATTATTTAATTTAATTAATTCCTTAAATACATTTGGTTTTTTATCTCGTAATTCAATCATAATTTTTGTAATATCTAACATATCTAATTAATCTAAATATATTTATTTAATTCATTTTATATAAATATTTATTCTAACCAAATAATGTCTTTTGGAAAGTTCATTTTATAACAATAATAATAGCAATCAAAAGAACACTGATTTTTTTGTTTTTCTTCTACTTTACCATTAACTATTTTTATAAACTGAATACGCTTACGAGGAATAATAATCTGTAATTTATCCATAAACAAATCTCTTATATAACAAGTGTTTAATTTTTGTGTAGGTAATATCAAAATAAATGGCTTTTCTAATTGTTTTAATCTTTTCAGTATTTCTTTGGATTTACTGAATGGTGGATTAGATACAATAATATCCCCTAAATCATTTTCAAAAAAATCAATAGGTTCGTGTATGACTTCAAAACCAAGTTCCATTAAATTATTACCACTTTGTCCGTCACCATAAAATGCTTCCCAAATAACTTTATCTTTTGGAATAAGGTTTTTAATATCTTTCCACACAGATTTAGGCGTCATAAAATCATCGTGTTTTCCTAATTGTTTAGGTTGTAGTGTGGAGGACCAATTAGCCATTTATATATATATATTTATTTAATTTATTTTAATTTTATATATTTATTTTAATTTTATATATTTATTTAATTCATTTTATATAAATATTTATTCTAACCAAATAATATCTTGTGGTAAATTCATTTTATAACAATAATAGAAGCAGTCAAAATTACATTTTTTTTCTTGTTTTTCTTCTACTTTACCATCAACTACTTTTATAAAATGAATTCTTTTTCTTGGGATAATAATCTGTAATTTTGTTTCTTTATAATTATCTCTAATATAAGAAGTATTTATTTTAGAAGAAGGCATTAACATAATAAATGGTTTATCTAATTCTTTTAATCGTTTCATTACTTCTTTTGATTTACTGAATGGTGGATTAGATACAATTATATCTCCTAAATCATTTTCAAAAAAATCAATATCTCTATGAATTACATTAAATCCTAATTCCGTCCAAATATTACCACTTTCTCCGTTTCCGTAAAATGCTTCCCAAATAACTTTATCTTTTGGGATAAAATGTTTAATGTTTTCCCAAGCATATTTAGGGGTCATATAGTCATCGTGTTTAGAAAAGGTCTTTGTGTGGAAACTCGCCATTTTATATATATTAGTAAGATATGTCTTTAAGTCCTTTTTTATATATATATATATTATTAGTAAGATATATTTAATTCTCTACATAGTATCTTGGATATGAATAATCTAAATAATTTATATTACACATATTACCGCCTTCCATTTGTTTTAGTTTATCTTCTAAATTTAACTCTTCAACAATAGTTTCTAATACATATTTTTCATCTACACCATCAAGTCTTATTTGATTTATAATATGTTGTTTTAACATTTCTACTACAAATACTTCTGGATTTATCAATCTTGTAAATGTTTTATCATTATTCATTTGATTAATTAAAAATACTAAATCATATTTTTTTATTTGAGATAATAATTTTTTTATTTTAACCATAATATCACTTTCTTTTGGTTTTTCTTTTTTTGGTTTTTCTTTTTTTGGTTTTTCTAATTGTTCTTTTAATATTTTCATTAATCTTTCTTTTTCTTCTTTTGTCTCTCCAAAAACTTTTTTAATTATAAAAGTTATATATCTTTCTTTTGATGCTTGACCTTTTAATTTTTTTCCTACAAATAAATAATTTTCAAAAAGGTCTATTATTTCTTGTTTATTTAAAATTTTTAATTTATCATATAATTTTTCTTTTTCTTTTTCTTCATCACTTTTTCCTTTTTTTTCTGGTAATGGTTTGAACTCTTTTTTATCTTTTATTTCTTTTTCAGTTTCAAAAATAATATTTAAAATAAAATCATTTACTTTTTTATTAGTGCTTAAATTAAAAGTTTCTTCTTTTTGTGGAAGTATTTTTTCTAATTGAAATGCAAAACCTTCTTTATCTAATTGTTTTGCTATTTGATTTAACATTTTCTCAATACCTACAACATAACCTCTTATTATATTTTTTAAATAATCTGCTTTAAATTCTGTTATTTTAAATACTTCTTTTATAATATCTTGGGTTGATTTAGTTGGATTATTTAACACCATTTCCATTATAAATAAAGACCACATACCACAGAAACCACCACCTTCAATATTTAACCCTTTTAATGATCCTTCTAATGATTGAAAACCAAAACGAAAAGGGCATACTTCAATAGGAGGAACAAAACGAACTTCTCCATAAGTATAATCATTTAATTTTACTTCAAATAATTCTGTTAATTGGTCGTTAATTGATTTATTTTCTTCTATACTATTTCCGTATTGTTGTCCGTGTGGTTCAAATCTTTCTACTACTCGTTCAAAAGGTCTATATATTAACATATTGGCGTGTCCGTTATAACTTGTTCCAAATGCTAATCTTAAATAAATACATATTACACTTATATTTCTATCAATACATTTTTTTAATGCTTCTCCAAATTTTTTATATTCATCTGGGTCTTGTAATATACTGGTTCTATTTCTTTTTGTATTTATTACAATACCAATTTGAAACTCTCCAAATATATCCTTATATATTGGGACACAATCCCCTTTAAATCTTTCTATTACATTTATATATCCAAAAGTCATTACACTTGAAATTCCTAAATAATGTACTGCTCCTTTTTCTTTACCTATTTTACCTAATTCTTTAACTTTTTCAACTATATTATCTACAACTGGTTTTATTTCTTTTGGTGCTGGTTCTGGTGGTGGTAATCTAAAATATGTTATTTGTTTGATTGGTTTTTTCTTTTTTATAGTTGGAATAAATTTAATTGGTTTTTTTTCTCCTTTATCTTCTATTTTAATTATTTTTTCTGGTTTTATTTCTGGTTTTATTTCTGGTTTTATTTCTGGCTTTATTTCTGGCTTTATTTCTGGCTTTATTTTTTTTGGTCTTCCTCTTTTTCTTACTGGTTTTTCTGCTTCTTTAAAACATTTATTTAATTTATTTTTATTTTGTTCTGGTAAATCAAGAGAATTAATAATGTTTTCAACATTCATATAATATAATAAAATATTTTATTCTAATTCATAACAAAATAACCACTACCTATCATTTGTTTTGGTAATCTATCTATAACATCTACTTTATGTTCTGTTAATGGATTAAATGTTTTATCTTTTACTTCTT